ATGTCATCTAGATCTCTTCATCGACTCAATGCAGTAAAAGTGACCAAAGAGGTCGCGCCGGGCTATCACGCCGATGGCGGCGGGCTTTATCTCCAAATTTCCCCAAGTGGCTCCAGGTCCTGGATTTTCCGGTTCACACTGGCCAAGCGGTCACGGGAAATGGGTTTGGGGCCTTTATCGGCTATCTCTCTTGCGGAGGCTCGCTCAGAGGCGGCACGTTGCCGCAAGTTGCTGCTAAATGGTGTCGATCCTATCGACGATCGGAAGACGAGGGTACAGGCTGCGCAAAACGTGGGTAGTCTGCCGTTCCGAGTAGCCGCGGCTGAATACATCGAAAACCACCGCACTAGCTGGAAGAATTCCAAGCACGCCCAGCAGTGGGAAAACACTCTCGACGCCTACGCCTATCCTGTCATCGGTGATGCGGATGTCTCGTCGATCGATACCCCGATGATTGTGAAGATCCTCAAGCCGATCTGGTCGACGAAGTCCGAAACGGCAAGCCGAGTCCGCGGCCGCATTGAAAGCATCCTTGATGCTGCCAAGGTGATGGGGAAGCGAACAGGCGAAAATCCCGCTCGCTGGCGCGGCCATCTGGACAAAATTTTGCCCAGGCGAGACAGAGCAAAGAAGGTCAAGCATCATCCTGCGCTCGCCTGGCAAAAAATCCCCGAATTCATGGCGGCGTTGGCGCAGCGTGAGGCTCCGGCTGCCCGTGCGTTGACCCTGCTCATTCTGACTGGTGTACGAACCAGCGAGGCTTTGCATGCGAAGGTCGAAGAGTTTGATCTACAGCGCAGGGTTTGGACGGTACCGCCCGATAGAATGAAGATGGAAAAAGAGTTGCGGGTACCGCTCAGTGATGCGGCTCTCGCCGTAGTCCGCGAGGTCCTCGCAAGCGCCCGTGATAACTATCTATTCCCTGGTCAGAAGAAAGGGAAGCCTCTCTCGAACATGGCAATGCTCAATGTTTTGGCAAGAATGGGTTACGCCGAAATCACGGTTCATGGATTTAGATCGACGTTCCGCGATTGGGTGGCGGAATGCACGGATTACCCCGACTCGCTCGCAGAGATGGCGCTGGCCCACGCCGTCGAAAGTAAGGTCGAAGGCGCTTATCGGCGTGGGGATATGTTGGAACGGCGCCGGGCCATGATGGAGGAATGGGCACGGTATATCTATGCTAAGCCAAACTGAGCAGATTCTAAGGCTGCCGGGCCGATTTCGGCTGCAGTTTTTCTGATGCCCAGAAAACCCCTTTTAGCCTTAGAATGCTTGCTAAAGGGATTGTAAAAATGGAATTTACCGGAATTGGCCTCTACACATTGCAGGAAGCTGAACGCCTGACGGGAGCGGACTCTCGTGAGGCGAAGCGGTGGCTGTTCGGTTACAAACATGCCAACGGATACAGCGAACCGCTTTGGCGCACTCAGATCGCTGATCTTGACGAGAAGACGAAGGTAATTGGTTTCCGAGATCTTCTGGAGCTTCGCATTGTGAAGGCATTTATTGAGAAGAATGTCCCATTGCAGGTGATACGCGTTGCATTAGCCAACGCTCGCAAATTGTTTGGCGATTATCCTTTTACAGCCAATCGTTTTTTGACTGATGGACGTAGCATTTTTCATGAGGCGATTGAGGGCGAGGCGCAGCTTACCGATTTGGCCAAACAGCAGTTGGTTTTCGAGCAGATCATTCGTCCCACCCTCTATGCGGGTATTGAATTTACCGCACAAGGGGAAGCGAAGCGTTGGTATCCCACAAAGAATAAGATCGTGGTTCTCGATCCTGAGATATCCTTTGGAAAGCCTGTTTTAGCTGAATATGGTGTGCGAACAGATGTAATCGCACAGGCGGTAATCGCAGAAAAAAGTAAGCGCGTTGTGGCCGCAATTTATGAAATCCCGCTTTCGGCCGTTGACGCAGCATTCAAGTTTGAACGCCTTGCAGCGTGAAATTTTTCTTCGACAATAATATGTCTCCCCAATTAGCTCGCGCCGTTCGCGAGCTATGTAAAGTTGAGGCAGATGTAAGCGAAGTTCTGCATTTGCGAGATCGATTCCCACCAAACATTAAAGATGAAGAGTGGATAGCCGCTTTAGCTAAGGAGGGTGGTTGGGTAATTATTTCTCAAGATGGTTTGCGAAAAAATGATCTCGAACGCGCCGCTCTTCGTAACTGTGGACTTGTCGTGTTTGCTCTGCAGCGCCAGTGGGCACAAAAAGCGCATTGGGATAAAGCTCAAAATCTGGTGAGATGGTGGCCGGCAATAATGGCTCAGAGTAAGCGATTCAAGGGAGGGGCCGCGCTTGGTGTGCCATGGAAATTCAGCGGAGCCGGACAATTTACGCAGATCAAGCTTTGATTCTTTTTAATTTTAGAAGGACCGCCTCCGGGCGGTTTTTTTTCTTGCGTCTGATATATTAACGATCCTTAATAAAAAATCATCGGGGGGTATCTATGGGATCTTTTAGTATTTGGCACTGGTTGATTATCCTCATTGCCATCGCAACAGTCTTCGTTCCGTTTGGGAAAGTTCTTTCCCGGACTGGGCACAGCCCATTGTGGACAATCTTGCTATTTATCCCTCTGGTCAATTGGATCGCAATTTGGGTATTCGCATTTAAGAAATGGCCTATTGACCAGTCCTGAATATCAAAGGCAACGTCGACAAAACCGCCCACTGGCGGTTTTTTTACGCCCATGCTCTGCTATAGTCTTTCCAAAATAATTTTAACAGTCGTAAGGGGGAAACATGAAACGCACTATTCAAGCTGTGTCGCTGGTGATGCTGCTGGCCGTCGCCGGCGTTGCTTCGGCGAAGGGAAGTGGAGGCGGGCGCTCTCACGGTGGCGGCCATTCTTCGAAGGTTGCGACAGGTACCGGATCCAGTTCGTCGCGCACGCATGTCAGCGGCTATACCTCGAACAAGGGGAAATACGTCGCCAGTCATAACCGTTCTAGTAGAGATCACACCAGGACCAATAACTGGTCGACCAAGGGCAATGTGAATCCAGATACGGGTAAGCGCGGCACGAAGTGATAATGACGGAGCGTCTCTATGCCAGGCCAACGTGTCAGTCGCTCCGAACTTTACGATCTGGTCTGGTCGGTGCCTGCTTCGAAGTTGGCGAAGCAGTTCGGTATCTCCGACGTCATGCTGGCCAAGGTTTGCCGCGGATCGAACATCCCGAAGCCAAGTCTCGGGCATTGGGCTAAGCAGGATGCTGGGAAGCGGACTAAGAAGCCGCCGCTGCCGGCGCGTGAGCTCGGTCAGGCGGACTACGTTATCTTCGGTCGAGCATCCCATTGGGAAACGCAGGTTTTAGATGATGGGGAGGATATCGCTGAACCGTTTTTCGACGAGGGCCTAGAAGCGGTTGTTGCTCGCGCCAAGGCGCTAGCTGACGGCGTCACTCTCAAGAAAACCTTAGCTAGGCCTCACCCCGCTATTCAAAGATGGTTATCTAGGGATACGGAACGCGCCGCAAAGCAAGTGGACGACCGGTATGCGCGTCTCTTTCGCTTCACAAGTCCTCGGTTCGCATCCACGCAGGGCCGCCGCCGACTGCTCATTCTCAACGCGCTATTGATGGGGCTTCAAGATTGTGGCGCCCAAAGTCCTACTTCAAGAGAAGATGCGGAGGAGTGGCATATTCACATTGGTAGTGTGCGGCTGTCGTTCAGGCTTGGGGCGACTGATGGAAAGCCAATGCCCTATGTTATTGAGGGAAAAGCGAAAGAAAATGCCCCAGAGAACCTGCGTTTATCGATCACCTGCTGGCACGATATTCCAGGTCACCCGATGGAGTGGGTAGACCGACCTGAGATGCGGCTTGAGGACCAGATAAAGGAAATGATCGCAGGTTTCTTAGTTGCAGGTGAGTGGATGTATCGAGGGGAAGAAATCGGGCGATATCAACGAATGATCGCACGGAAGAAAGAACTGCAAGAGATTGCCGAGCGCGAGCGGCAAGACGCGATTCAGCAGGAAGAAAGCCGATTATCGAACTTGCACAAAGAGCGCCGGCAAGAGCTTTTTCATGACGCTGCAAAGTGGCGAAAGGCAGAGGAGCTCCGTGCATATGTAGATGCTGCGCTAGCTGTACCGTGTTCCACCGAGGGTGAACGTGAAAATAGAGCGCGATGGGCCAGTTGGGCGTTGGCCGAAGCCGATCAGATTGATCCACTGAAGAACGGGGACTCAGTAGATGAGCGATGAGTTGATGACGATCGAAGATATCGCGGAAATGCACGCTTCGACATACAAGGCCCCTCGACGAATGAACCGCAATATCCGCTACGGTGCTGCAATTTAGTGGGCAGCGCTGCAGATATAAATTACTCAGTGAAGATGTTTGCTCCAGCGTGTTCTAATGTGCGTTCTTTTCCCATTTTTTTGACCTTCAGATCGAGCATTTGCAATTTCATTTTCGAGTGCATAGCTGCCCCTTCAGCGCCGCGATAGATCGTTGCCCAATTGATATTCATTGCGAATAAATTATTGATCATGTGTTCACGCTCTTGCGTGGGAAAAGTAATCTTTGCCAGTACTGGAAGGGTAGAGTTGCCAGGGGAAGATTTCTTGATAATATCTTCAATATCTAACCCATTTGGCTTTTGCACGAACAACCCAGCTTGAGAAATTAGTCGAGTATTGGCATCAGTACCTGCCTCAAGGAATTTAAACTCTGGAAATTCGTCTGGATCACTGTTGATTTTTTCTCTATTGCTCTCATTAAACTTGGTCATGACTTCTTTGGCAGAAGTTTGAATTCCCCAAATCGCAGAATTCTTTGCGTCACGGGGCGGTGCATCCGCCACAGCAAAGAATAGTGCTATGAAGAATGACTCCGACCAGTCTAGTAATGGCGTGGGCAGCCCATAGTGTTGTCCCCACGCATAAAGTTCTTCATTAGTAGAAAGATCAATACGAGGGATTATTCCGTTCCCACGCAAAAGCTTCTTAAATTCGCTAATCAATGTTTTGTTGGTGCCTCGAACATAATTGGACAGTGTCTTCTCGAAGCGTTCAAGTGTGGTTTCAAGCTTCCAGCTCTCATCCGCGTGCCCGCGGAAATACCATGCGCTGGGCCCTTGGTGAAAGTACTGAGCCAATTTAACTAGCTCAAAAAAGTTCTCTACATGTGCTTCCAAGACTCCATCGCATACTTTAGCGCGCATTTTTTCTTCCGAACTTTGAGTTTTCTTTAGTGAGAAACTTTAACACGGCAATTACTTAGCAAGGCGGCCGGCCTTTCCTGCCAGCCAGCAATCTACATCCTCCTCTAACCAAGCCGTCCGGTTGCCGCCCAGGGAAAAGGGCTTGGGAAATTCGCCTTTGGCGATCATGCGATAGATTGTCGACTGGCCGAGAGAAAGCTTCTCGGCCACTTGCTTGATGTTCAGCGCCTTCAATTCTTGAACTCCTTGGCTTTTGTTGCTTCCGTCTGTAATTCGGCAATGCGTGCTTCCAACCTCTGGACGTGCTGGTCCCAGGTAAGCGGCCAGAGCGGGCCGCAGCCGGTCGGGCAGCCATCTTCCTTAGCCTGGGCGTAGGCTTTCCCAATGAGAGTCGCATGCAAGCCGCACTTGGCGCAATGAAGCACTCCTGCCGCCAGGTTGCTTTCCCTATGGCGGCCATCATTGGCGGCAGAGTCAACAAGGCGGCGGATCGTGTCGACCTGCTCTTGGGTCAACACAACGCCGGCTACGAGCCCATCGATGGACGATTCCAAATCTTGAGGCTTGGAAGCATCACCTTCCATATCGGCGATTAGATCATTGACCTGGACGGCGCTGAAAATTGGCGAGTTCGGCATGACGTCAAGCATCAGCGCAACGGCCTGGCGCAGTTGTCGGGTGTTGCTCATGGCCGAGCCCTCCCGTCAGAGGCGACAAGCTTCAACGTAGGGCCTCGCCGAGCAATGCATCGAGAGGCCTGCATGGAAACTGTATTGAGCACCATCTCCCTGAACTGCGGCTCGAGATCTCGGAATCCCTTGAGAAGTAGGAATTCCTCGCCTGTGAGGGGCTTCGGATCATCCTGTTGTGACAGCGGGAGCGAGTGGAGTGTGCGCCCAGTTTGGGCGGGCCCCTGCGAGTTGTCTTTCCTTTTCATTTCCCGCCTCCAATCTCAATGAAGGCAGCATCCAGCATGCTTTCGTGGTACGAGTTGACCTGGCCGAAGCGCACGTCGCGAACCTTGCCGACCGAGATCCCCTGACGCTTGCTCAGTTCGCCAGCACGCCGGCCGACGCGAATTGCAGTTGCGTGGTCGATCTTGATGCCGTGCATGGCGCCGTAGCCGATGACGGTGAAGTAGCCAGCGCCATCCTCGAAGGCTGATTGTTTGACCTCCAGGCGCTTGATGCTCTCAGCGTGAGACTCCTGGACGGCGACAATCTCCTGCTGCTGGGCCTTGATCTTGGCGTTGTCGACCATAAGAGCAACCAAGGCGCGCTGCTCGGGCGGCAGCTCCGCAAGAGAGTTCTGTGCCGAAAGTTGGGCCCGCATGTCGAAGAAACCCTTGATCAGAGCGATCTTGAACTGACGCACGATTTCGCTGTTGCGCATGTAGGCAATCACCAGGGCCGATTGCTGTTCGTTGAGCAGGGCGATCTCACGTTGTTGCATTCCGCCGGCGGTTTCAAAGGGTCGGATTTCAAATCGGACCCCTCCAAATTGCTCCAGATCGGCGGTATAGGTGCGAACCAACTTGATCACGGCTTCGTGAGTGTTGGTGGTGCCCTCGGCGATGGCCAGCGACGTGGTGACGGGCTCGCCGTCCTTGATCTGGATGAGCTCGTTCACGCTACACCGCCTTTACTGGTTTTATGCAGCGTATATTCTGCTTCGGCACTGATATCCATCATCGCTTCGATGGTGCCCAGCGCGTCTCCGATGAACCATAACAGAGTCGCTAGTTCTTGCCGGTCTTCGAAATTCCCCGCGCGCTCATCGGCACCGACCAATCCCGCTATCCCTTCGGTAACCTGTTTCAAGTTGAAAATCATGACATTGGCTTGTTCTCCAGCCCCGGAGAACCATTTAATCTCCTCATGATTCATGTTTTCTGAAGCCCGCTTCCATAATTCAGAAATGACGGATTTACCGCTAACCGGGGCTTTGGGGGTATCAAATGTCACCGCGTTTGCGGGCTTCTTGACGCATTTCGCGTCTATGTTAGTATTCGACATGAGTTGACTTCCTTTAGTGGGTTGTTGATCCAAGCCCCGAACCCATCCGCCAAGATCGTTCGGGGTTTTTCTTTTAGCGCTTTTCATCTAGAAGTGCCTGTTCTCGCGCTTTACTTTCTTCGAGCCTCGATGCGATTTCTTTCCCTAAAGTACGGGCGTTATCGATCGCTTTATGCTTTAAATAAGCTTTCAAGTCATCTGTAATCACGACAGGTGTCGGAGTGAGCTTCTTTTTCATCAGTCATATTTAATCAATGTTAGTCATGAAATGTATAATAGCCTTATCTGACATCATGTCAATACACTAAATGATTAAAAATGATACTTGATGATGAATTTCCGCGGCGCCTTGCGCAAACTCGCGCTGAAAAAGGGCTTTCCCAGCAAGAGCTGGCCCAGGTCACTGGTATTGCTGCGGCGCAAATTTCCCGATATGAATCAGGGAAGAACGTCCCTCGTCCAGGCATTGTGGTCAAGCTGGCAAAAGCTCTTGGCGCATCAATGACTTGGCTCTCAACCGGCGATACTCCATTTGCTAAAGAATCTTCTACGACTGATATAACGCTTCCCACGATTCTTCGACTTCAACTCGAGGACGTCGCCAAGGAAAACGGAAGATCGCTCTCGGAGGAAATCACTGCCCGACTTGAGGAATCTTTTTCCCCCGGCGCCGCTACGGAAAAAAAGATCTCGGAACTGGTAAGTAAAGAACTTCTGCGTCGCCTCGATAAAATCGAAAAAGAAAGAAAGGAAACTTTCGATCTGCAGTGGAAGGCGATGCAAGCCCAGTTGGAAAGACTCGAAAAAGAGATCGCGAAGGAGAAAGCCGCCAAATTCTCTAAACCGCACAACGAAAAATAACCGACCGCATGCGCGATTAGTTTCGATAACCAGAGACTGTGCCGACGAGGTTTGGGGATGAAAAGCGTCATGCTGCGTACCTTGTGCGTTGCCGCCTAAATCGGCGGATTGACGCAAGGTTAGGGCATGAAGACACCCTAGGTGCAAGCGCTATTACCCTAAGGGGGACATTCGAATTTACCCTGAGGGTAGCAACGAAACTACATGAGATTTACCCTGAGGGTAGAAATCTATCTTCCTCGGTTTATCGGGCACGCCACGCGCTCCACCGCTTTTGCCACGACTTCCGAAAGTCTGTACTTTGCCATTAGCTCAGCAATGAGTGCTTCCTGCTTGGGCGGACTACTTATATCCTGCCAATAGTCGCGCTGTACTTCAATTGCGATTTTCATTAAAAGGACATTGTGCGGAATTACTGCACCTTGCTCTTCAATTATTTTGCGCTGGCCATCGATAGTTTTTTCTGCTTCCGCCAGCGCCAGCTCCGTATTTTTTAGTTTCTCAATAAGCGCCGACTGTGTTTGCGAGGTATCGTCTAAAGCTACGACTTTCTCTCGCTCGCATCGTTCTACCTCATTTTTTATAAATACAACATCATCATCACCAAAATCTTTCCAGCCAAATTGAAGGGTGACCACCCGGTTATTCAGATGCCACATTGATCTTCTAGATTTTGATCGGGGATGGCTATCTTCCACTTCATGAGCCGTCAATACTTGAAGTGACTCTCGCTCCAAATTCAAATAGTAAAATCCCTTCACTTTGACGTTTTCGTAAATAACCTCGTAGTCTTTATCCTCCAAATCGAGTTCAAGATCACTAGCATGGGCGAAGAGATCCCAACTTAATTCCTTCTCATTAAATGTGTAGCAGTCAAGAACTTCATTTAAGAAAATAGAGGCGAACAGTTTTTTTTCTGCCAGCAGATGAAAGATGTCTGCCTGATCAATTTGCCAGCGCTCCATTAATTCTGGAAAAGTTAAAAATCCTTTTTTTATTGGTCCCATTTCTTTTTTGTTCCCTATTTCAAAACACCAAACGCGCGCAACTGCGTAAGAACGGCTTCCTTTTGCGCTGCGTTTTGAAGCAGATCAAATGCTTCCGCTACTATCATCGCTTCTTCGCTTAGATGCCTTTCTGCATCTACCGATTCCGCGCGACTTGAGCCATGCGCGGGCTCAGGACTACCTTTGCCATCGGAAAGCCACATTGGATTGACTTCCAATATGTCTGCAATAGCGGTAATTCTTCGCGCTGTTTGGCGCAACCCAGACTCCAAATTTCCAATGGTCGACTGAGACACTCCAGCCTTCTTGGCTAAGGCTTCTTGCGAAAGATTTTTTTTTGTTCGGGCCCATTGCAGGCGAACGGCGAGTGTTTTCATTTGTTCTCCAATTATCACGAATGTAATACGCCATTAAAACACATTGGTGTTTACTTGTGCAAACACGTATGTGATAATCGAGCTATGGATACCAAGCACATTGTTCGTGAAATTCTTCAGAGCGGGCTAACTCAGCAGCAACTGGCTGAGATGGTCCCGTGTGGACAATCAACTATCAGTGCATATCTCAAGGGGGCTCGCGGTATTCGGCCATCAATGCAAATAGGAATGCGCCTCGCTGCCATTTTCGAGCAGCGCTGTACCTCCTCCATTAATAAGCCCTAATCATGCGAGTCCTCCGCCCCATCGGCCCTTTCCCTGATGGCACCTACGCCGTCGGCTACCCCACGCCTGGTTGCTCAGTAATGACTGTCGTATCGACGGGAATGACGAAGGAGCGCGCCCAGGAAGAGGCGGCGCGGCTGAATGAAGAGCAGGAGAGGAGGGCGGCCGCGATTGAGCGCGACCGCCAGTTGCGGATGCGGATGGTTACTTACGCCAGTTTGCAATTATGAACTTACTGGCGATCTCTGAAATATTCCGCCATTGAGCCTTGTTGTTAGAGACATCAATGACGATCAATTTGTCATTCGCGTCCATCGCTTTTAGAACATGTTCAGTGATATCGGCGAGAGATCGTTGACTAGATACGTAATACATCGAGTACTCGATTTTCACTGCGGCCCCGCATTCTTCAATTGCTTTTTGGACTTTCTCGTAATGCTGACCAGGTTCGATGAGGTCATATGAAATGAAAAAATTTGCCACGAGATCCCCCTCTTAGGTGGTTGAAAGAACTTGAAAAGACTTATGACGTGAACATGATTTTTATCGTGCTGAGTACCGATCCTTGATGTACAGATCGAAGTAGCGCCCCATGCTAGGGGCGTTCAGAAATTGAGCGTACACGCCGGGAGGAACTCCCGGGTAGCAATAGATCTTTGGATGGCTTCTGAACTGAATGAAAAGTTCACGCGTGGCAGGTTCGTAGCCCACCGAAGCGATAGCACTGGATCTGACTGGTTGCATGTGCATCGCATCCCCCTTTAGAGATTTTTGAAAATGGCCTATCTACCTACCGCAACTGTATTTCTGGCGGACCGCTGCCTTCCTGAGTCGACCGAGATGTTCGTCTTGGTAAAGACAGACCTAACGGAATTCTGCGTTGCTCTTGTCGGCGCAGAGCCCAGAGAAATGCTCGGATACCTCCATTTCAGCCGGGCCGGCGAAGAGACTATTTCAGGTACGACTGTAGGTACGTTTGAATTACTGGAAGTACTGCCGGCAGGTTCTCCAGCCCCTTGTCCAGTAATTTCATTGTCAGGTGTTTTATGGACTCGGCGGGCAGCGATCGAAGCGCATCAGTCCATTTCTTCTTTTCTGGAAGAGGGAGGTCTGACTGATCGATCTTGTCCCCAATCAATTGCAGGAGGGTCTCCTCGTGCAGTTTGATCGTGACAACCCCCAGGATGGCCGAGAGGCCTCCATCGTCGGCAAGAAAGTCCAGGCCACGCGCAGTGATCTTCGGACTACCGAATCCATATCTTCCATCCAAGCTCATTTGTATCGATGCGTTAGCCAGCCCGTGTTCTTCCAAATACATCATGTTCGCAGCATAGAGATGCTCTTCCTCAGCGCTCATCTTGTTGAAGTACTCGTGATCGTAATAGCTCTTTGGGTAGCAGTTGGCGAGCATTTCAAGAAGTTGCTTTTGATATTGACGGTCAAGGGCCATAGAAGTCTTTCGTTAGGGCAGCAATGCGATAAACGGCTACCAGGCATTGAGTCTCATCGGCTGGCTGTCGCTTCGGGGGGGGGAGTTCAAAACATGTATTCGATCAGTTTAAGGAGATCAGATGAAATCTTCCCAAATGCCTCCCCAGCGCAATCCGCCGCCGCCCAAATCTGCGTCCTGCAGCAGAACGTCGTCAACCGAGTGTCTTGCCGAAATTATTCAGGAAGCGACTGCTGTCCAGTTCGGCCAGGGCGGTGGGAAATCCGATTGTGCTGTCGTCGTGGACTTGGCGCCGATCAAGCAAGCAATCAGTTCACTTGAACATGCCTTTGAGCTTGCTCCGCAAGTCGTCCAAAGCTTCCTGAACGGAGTTCATTCCTCGTCGCAGATCATCCGCATTCACAGAGATGACTGTGCCGCAGGCAGGGCAGGTGAGATCCGGGTTGTGCTTAAGCCGTCCGATTTTCTCGCTGATTTTCTTTCCACATTTCCCACAGGGAATATCGAGTGATTGATCGTCGACATCTAGGTTCATGGCAGCTCCTTGTGATTGGTTTTCTCGGATCCGGAAATCTGATTATAGCCACCCTCAACGGAGCTGCCGCCCATCTTCATACAGGCAGCGAGCAACGGTTAAGCACCTCTGGATCTGCTCCCTCCTATGCCGGAGGGAGTGTATGACTCGCCCATCCTTTCAGTTTTATCCCGCGGACTGGCGGAATAACGCCAAGCTGCGCCGCTGCTCTTGGGGCGCCCGCGGTGTCTGGGCCGACGTCATGTGCCTGCTCCATGACTCGGACGAATACGGAATACTCCGGTGGCCACTCAAGGAAATTGCCCAGGCTATTGGCTGCCCTATAGCGCTCTTGAAGGAGCTTGTGGACAAGAGCGTGCTGAAAGGCACCGACAAGGGCGAGTACGCTGCGCTCGAATATACCCCGCGCTCTGGTCGCCAGGCCGGCCCGACAGTCACACTGATTCCCATCACCCAAGGGCCGATTTGGTTCTCATCTCGCATGGTTCGGGACGAGTATATCCGTCAGAAAAAAGCTAACCGTGAGTTGTACAAGGATTCACCTAACTATTCACCTATGCCCCCCATTGGTGATGAGGAAGACTATTCACCAATGCCCCCCATGGGTGAATTGTCGGGTGCAGCACCAATGCCCCCCAAAAGTGATTTGCCTTCATCTTCATCTTCATCTTCAATAAAAACAAAAGAAAGAAAAGCATTGTCGGGCAAGCCCGACGCCGAAGCGGTGCTCGCGCACCTGAATTCGAAAACGGGCAGGAGCTACGAGCCGGTAAAGGCGAACCTAAGCCTGATCGCTTCGAGGCTTCAGGAGGCGTCCGTGGAGACCTGCAAGGCCGTCATTGATGCCCGCGTAGCGAAATGGGGCAACGACGACAAGATGCGGGATTACCTGCGCCCCAAGACGCTTTTCAACGCCACGAACTTTGCCAACTACGTCGGCGAGCTTGGGCATGCGTCCAGCGCATCGGATGCCCAGCAAGGGCCTGACGTCGGGCGTCGAGACCGACGGTTCGCAGGTGCGAAATGACGACGATCCCCAAGGGTGCCCAGCCCGTCATCGACGCCCGGAAGCGCGGCCAGAAGCCTAACGAGCTGATCCTGGTCTCGCTGATCGGGCCGCTGGCCGAGGCAAACCACACCGTGTTCGTGAACCCGAACGGCGCCTACGACTGGCGCTGGGTGATCGGCCTGCAGCTGTGCCTCATGGTCAACGCTCATACGCGCCAAGCCGCCCGTGACGTCTTGCTGGCCATCGGCAAAGACTCGCCGGCCCAGCTCCACGTGTGGAACGTCGACCAGTTCAAGGGTGCTCGCGTCGTCGTGCTGCCGAACCCGGTCGACATCGAGAAACCGCGCGCTAGCTGGCGGTGGGCATTGGATTTCGACCCGTGGTCGGACTTCGACAACGAAAACTTTGCATGGAGCCATGACATGAGCTTGCACCCTCTGCAATCCCTTGTAACTGGCATTTTGAATGGAGCCGCGCAATGCAACTGATCCCGGACAACATTGATTTTTCCGCGTACATGGACGAGCCGCCGGCGGAGCACCGCGTGGTGCCGGCCAGCTCCCTCCTGGACTCCGTCATTGACCACTTTTTCAAGCCTTCCGATGCGCCGCAGGTGCAGATGGGCTGGCGCAAGACCCATGGCGATTTCGAATTCCGGCCTGCCGAGGTGAGCCTGTGGGCCGGTATCAATGGCCACGGAAAGAGCCAGGTCATCGGGCAGGTGGCACTTGACCTGATGGACCAATCGCAGCGCGTCTGCATCGCTTCGCTCGAAATGGCGCCGCCAAAGGTCATGGCACGGATGGCGCGCCAGGCCGGCGGCCGCCTCGATGTGACTGTGCCGTTTCTGAAAACCTTCCATCGATGGACGGATAGCCGCCTGTGGATCTACGACCACGTCGGCAGCACCGATCCCCGCACCATCCTGGCGGTCATCCGTTACGCAGTCGACAAATTCGGCGTGCAGCACTTCGTGGTCGACAACTTGGCCAAGGTGATCGAGAAGGAGGACGACTACAACGGCCAGAAGGCCTTCGTGAACAGCCTGTGCACCGTAGCGAAAGATACCGGCGTGCATATCCACCTGGTGCTGCACGTGAAAAAGGGCGAATCGGAGCACAAGGTCCCCGGGAAGTTCGACATCAAGGGATCGGGCGCCACTGCCGACTTGGTCGACAACATTTTCGTCGTCTGGCGGAACAAGGCCAAGGAAGAAGAGTTTCGCGAGGGTAATCAAGAGCATGCCGACGATCCCGATTGCCTGTTGAAGCTGGAGAAGCAACGGCACGGCGAAACCGAGGGTTCCTATCGGCTCTGGTTCCACCCCGGGTCCATGCAGTACCTGGAATCACGCCACGACCGACCCAAGGTCTACCGCATTGAGCCGGGCATCACCGCTACAGAAGTGGAGTTTTGACCATGTTCTATCCCGCCAGCCTCTCTGCAGACCTGCAGTACTTGGCCCGGCGCTACGAGTGGAGCGCTGAGGACAAGACCGAGGTACGCGCCGCCTTCACCGACTGTCCGGAGATGGTCCATTTTTTCACGGTCCTGGCCGCTGCCCACCGCGCCGGCTATGAGCAATGCGCGGCGAATGGTTTCATCAGGCTACAAGCCTGGTGCACGGAACAACATTTGGGCGATCCGTTCGGGCCCACCTTTGACCTGGCCGCGTTGGATGCGCTGGCTATCGAACCACGAAAGGAACATGCATGAGCACTACTAAGACTATCGCGTTGGGATTCACTGTTGGCTCGCCGGCAGCTCGTCGTGTGCGAGCTCCAGTGAAAGAGCAATTCCTTGCCGACAGGGAAGAGCAGTTGCGTCGTGCGGACGCCCTGTTGGAGGAATGGCATGCGTGGTCGGCGACCTACCGGCCCGCTCTGGGCATTCCAGGGTGCTCGCCATCCAGCCGGCAGGCACAGTCCAGTAAGCAGTGGCAAAGCACGTCCGAGATTGCCGAGGAGAGCGCGCGGAAGGCCGAAATGGAAAGCGTGGAGTGGTGCGTTGATGTCCTGAAATTGCCTCAGCGTCAAGCCATTGGCCTTGAAATGAAGAATCGGGCGGCCGGCGCCAAAGTTTGGCGGCCAGCTGCGGGCAGCGTCGTCTTGTATCATGACGCCCTCGACGAGATCATCTCTGTTATGCGCCGGCGAGGGCTACTGAGTGACTGAAAGTAGGTTGTCCAAGCGAACAAAGCCGAAAATGGCGCTACTTCCATCTTCTTCCGGAAGAGAGGGGTCGCGGCCCTGGACCCCGATATAGACCTGCTGATCAAAGCCAGTGACGCGCTTGAATTCTTTGTATTCGAAGTGCGAGACGGTATAGCCCAGAATGCCAGAGAGAGTGCTCGTGGATCGGAATATTGGCGATCCAGGGCTTATGTCGACGAGGTATGCGGAAAAGTGCCATAGCCACTTGTGAGAATTTTTGTATTGCTGCAGTTTTTTGATTATGTGTATCGCACGATCAAGGCAGAACGTAGCGTTTTCCTGGCTTTCGCTCACGGTTCTTATGCCTGAATTGAGTTCGTAATGCCAATTGCCGTTTGCTTTATATGATCTTGGTGTGAGACGAAGCAGATTCTCTACGTCGCTCGGGATCAGGCCCCACAGCAAAGCATCGCGACGAAGATACTCGTAGTCAATCTGAATGAAATCGACGGGCGCCTGTACGTGCGCAGCAATCCAGTGCGGGTCTCGGCAGTGCAAAGGAGATTTCTGGAACCACGGCCTGCTATTGACTAGCGACGGGTCGAGGTAAGACATGAATTCCTTTTGCGCATAGGAAGAAATGTCATATTCGTGTTCTATCTCGACGAAGATAGCCTGTCGGATTGAATATAGCGCCCCCAGGTACAGGCGCTGGGAAATTTGTGATTGCGCCTGAATCAAATAGTCCTTCGATTCGGATTGCTGCAAAAGGTCATGGAGAAATATTTCTAGTATTCCTTTTCCGATGACTTGTCGACACATGTCGTCTATTGCTAGTTCCGCCGCGGCGAGGTAGTTATTAGCGGTGATCGGCTCAACCAGTTGGCCATAATGCTTTGCTACCACGCGTTCTTTGTTCAGCGCGCGTAAAGTTCCTGTTTTGGGAACTCGCACTCCGGCCACCTTCAGCGCTGCGACCAGTTCATCAAATTTTTTCTTTTCGAGACTTTCCCCCTGATCAACGTCGCGTTCAGAAAGGAGGGCGAGCAGAACGATCTCAAGGCAATCTTGAATGGTGATCAGGCCTGCGGTGGCTAGATAGCGGTCCCCCGATTTAATCTGCCGCGATGCTTCTTCGAAAAGCGTCTTGCCAACGATGAGCGAATGAATCGTCCCTTCTTTCATAAGTCTCCCCCTCCAAAGGTTGTATCGCGTTTTTATTGCACATCATATCCGACTTGGGGTATCATCCGGCTGTGGTGACTTCGCTCGTCGCTACGAACCGATACCTGAGTAGATTCATTCGCGGTGGCTTCACTCTCCAGATAGGTTGGGAGGCTGCGAATCTCCTCAGGTATCGGTCATTTCAAAGCCCCAACTGGCAACGGTTTGGGGCTTTTTGCATTGTTTTGCGGTTGTGCAATATCTCTCAAATGGCTAATAGCAATTAATTGCCGAGCTTAACCAGTTTCGGTAGGATGCATAATGCTATTTAAATCAGACTAAGGGGGAATTGTGGCAACAAATAGACCTAGCCAACCGGCTCCGAGACCTACACCTGCGCCCCAACCAAGTCGGGGACGGGAGGAAAGAGGTCACGTCTCTCCTAGGCCGGCGCCCCCTAATCCCCAAAGGTAGGAGTATAGATGCCGCGCGATGCTGTCCTGTTCGATCTCGGATACTCGATTCGCTTGGAAAAAATGCAGGCTTCTTTTTTAGGAAGAGTGGATCGCGCGTCAAACTTTTTGCAGATGATGTTGGGCGCCGCTGTTATCGCATCTGCGTGGCCGATACCAACCGGTATCGCAGTTTCTGCGCTGGCCGCCTTTTCATTTGTTTATCAACCTGGAGCTAAAGCAACAGAGGCTAGGGCGCAGAAACAGAGATACGAAAAATTGCTTGCTAAAGAGTCTGAACTATCGGACCAACAGTTAAAGTTGGCATTCGGGGATATCCAGGCAACAGACTCTTATGTCATGGGGGCTCTAGTAAATCCTGCATTCGTTGCGGAGTGTGTTCGGTTAGGACGTCCTACCGACCACAAGTTGACCAAGTATGAGTCCATTATCGCTTTCATTGCTGGTGATCTGGTCAGCGCGTGAGTGCGAGAACGAGTTCCCCTTGCGTCAATTTGACACTAACTGTACTCAACAGTGATGGTGATCAACGTCGTCGAAGTCTTCCTAGTTATAATCGGTGTTCCTTTTGTAAACGGAGGTCTACATGGCTTGGAATGTCGGTGATACCGTCCGCTTGAAAAGCGGCGGCCCTGTTATGACGGTTCAGCAGGCGGGCGATTTTTCGATGAAAGCGAGTATTCGTGATGGGGCGCGCTGCATCTGGTTCAAAGATGATGTGCCTAGTGAGCAAATTTTCGCGTCCGACGCGTTAGAAGCTGCAGACAAGCCTAGCTGGTAGCGGTACAAAAGTTATTCCTGCGCCGCCTTCTGGCGGCTTTTTTCGTTTATGCGTCCGTAGCTCAATGGCAGAGCCGCTGCCTTCCAAGCAGATGACGAGGAGTTCGATTCTCCCCTGACGCTCCAAGATGTCTCCTCCCTCCCGAGGGTTTGCCCGCCAAGTGCGGGCTTTTTTATTTCTGGTGCTCACATGATCGTCGACATGGGTTTGAATAGTCCGCTGGGTTTGTCGGACACCTGGACGGAATGGTGCGATGTCGAGATCACCAAGGATGGCAGTGATCGGCCGGTGAGCATCGTCGCGACCCGTGCTGACGGTGCGGTCTATACCAAAACCATCGTCTACAGCGCCGGCAAGACAAACGTCTCTAAGTGGACGAGGACCGCATGAACATCCTTTCTGCATTGATTCAGGCGTCAATCTGGGGTGGTTCGTCTTCTGCGTCCGTTTCTCCCAGCAGTCTTTTCGAAATCAGTGATTGGATCAACAACACTGATCGCCCGAATTACAAGGTGGGCATGCATGGTGGAAAGCATGACGTCATGCCTCACCGCCCCCAGCGCGTTCGCAGCCTGGGTAACTGGCGCTCCAAGGCGGACGTGTACAACGCCACCGGCGCCTATGTGGACGTGGTGCAAAGCACTCCCTTGTACGGCGCAGTCGGCGGCGTCGAAGTGCAGTTGACCCTTGCTACTGGGAACAGCGCATCAGTTGCCTTTGATGCCACTCAGGTTAAAGGCGCCGGCAACGAAATCGACGTCTCCAATGCAGTCATCGGTTTCGTGTTCCGTGGCATCCTTAATACGAACCTGTACGTTGGCACCTTCAACATCCAGCTGTTCGACACCGGAAGTCCCGCGGCTGTCCCGGCAAGCTATCTGCAGTCCAATAGCACCGGTTTCGAAATGCAGAACTGGAGCACCAACGAAGGCGCTACGGAGGGGCGCGTTCAGCGCCTGGGCATCGATATCAACCAGTTCACCATGACAGGCACGGTTGATAAGACCAAGATCAAGTGGGGTCGCGTCAACCTAGGCGCGTCTGGCGGCACGATCACGATTGCGCCGCTGAGTATTGACGTAGTGCAGCGCGCCAGCACCAAGGGCCGCGTCGGCTTCTCGTTCGACGATGGCGGATACCCGCAGTACACTTTCTTGGCGCCTCTGTTCCAGCGCTATGGCATGCGTGCCACCGCATATCTGTCGCCCCTGGCCACCATGCTGGGAACAACGAATGCCAATTATCAGACCGTGCAGCAGGTCATCAACCTGCTTGAGCGGTTCGGTTGGCAGATCGGAAGCCAGGGCTTCACCACCGAAGCCGCGACTATTCTGGGCTGGACGAATGATCAACTCATGGCAGAAGGCAACAAGCTGCGCGCCATGCATGCGGCGCTGGGCGTCTGGGGTGGTATTGACGGCAGCTATTTCGGTGGTGTGAACCATGGCAAGGTCGGTGTCTATGATGCGCTCTTCCGTCGGCATTTCCGCACCATGCGCAGCTTCCGCAATGGGCGGGCATTCGCTGCCGGAGCTATGACACCCATCGGCGAGACGCTGCCATTCGGTGATCCATCGATCATCCGAGCGTTCAACTTCAGCTCTGGTTATGCCACGGGCGACGCTTACACCATGTGGAAGGGCCTTGTTGACCAGGCCATTGCCAACAAGGGAGTGGCGTTCTTTGCAGGTCATAGCGAATTCACTTCGACCGCGTCCACCCTGTATCCCGACCTAGTCAATCTGTTGTCGTACTGCGAGCAGCAAGTCGCGGCCGGTAACCTGGAATGCAACACCGTCGGCGAGCTGGTGTCGCTGGTCAACACCTATGCCTGAAATCGAGGGTGCGTGATGGTCAAGCTCACGATGCTGAAGCCCCGCCTGCTCCCGACGTCGACGAGCCGCGTCGCCATGCAGCAGGCATCAGCCGGTACGACACCTCGCATCCGCGGTCGACAGTGGATGAAGATGAAGACCGATACGCTGGTTGCTTCGGATCACTGGTGCGTGGCGTGCTTGGCTGAAGGCAAGCATAGGATCGCGGTTCAGGTCGATCACAAGACTCCATTGTGGCGAGGCGGCTCCAATGACCCGAGCAACCTGCAAGGCTTGTGCAAGGATCACCACGACGAGAAGACGGCGCGCGAGGCCGCAGAACGAGCCAGGGGAGGCTGATCGGATGTCAGCACCCACCGGGGGTATTGAAAGTTAATGAGGCGAATCCTCGGAAACCGCATTCCCTCCCACGCGCAGAAAAAATCCCCTTTTAGGAGTTTTGTTAATGGCTTTAACAGCTAGGAAAAGGCTGTTTGCCGATGCAGTAATGCGCGGGAAGTCCAATAAGGACGCGGCTATCGAGGCCGGTTACAGTGCCGCGACTGCCTCAGCAGCAGGCTCGCGACTTGTTAAAGACCCCGTGGTCAACGCATATCTGAATAAATGCCGCGAAGAAACGAAAGTATCCAGTGGAGAAGTTGCGAACACTCCTTTCGATATCAATCGCGCGCTGCAATACAGTGACCCTCGGGCGTTCTTGTTGGCAACAATGAATGACCCGAAGACTGAGGACAAGCTGCGCGTCGATGCGGCCAAGGCGCTGATGCCGTTCATGCACAAGAAGCTGGGCGAGGGTGGCAAGAAGGATGCGCGGGATGAGGAGGCCAAGAAAGTAGCGAGCCGCTTCCCAGCCGCTGCGCCTCCACGTCTGGCAGCGTCCGGCGGTAAGAAGCTATGAAGTGGTCAACCGCGGTACCCGACTGGGAGGAGCGGATCGTCCAGGGGCGATCCATCATCCCGCCGCCTATTTTCCGCGACCAGGCTGAACATGCGCTGTCGATCTTCAAGCAGCTGAGGGTGGTTGATATCCCCGGCAAGCCGACCTTCGGCGAATGCAGTGAGCAATGGGTGTTCGATTATGTGTCCGCCATCTTTGGGGCATATGACGCGGAGACAGGGCAGCAGCTTATCCGCGAGTTCTATTTGCTGATCAGCAAGAAGAACACCAAATCGACCATTGCAGCGGGGATCATGCTGACGGCGGTCTTGTTGTGCTGGCGGGAAGAGGAAGAGCATTTGATCCTCGCCCCGACAAAGGAGGTTGCCGATAACAGCTTCAAACCAGCGGCGGGCATGATCCGGGCCGATGAGGAGCTGTCGGCCATGTTCCACATCCAGGACCATATCCGGACGATCACACATCGGGTATCGCGGGCATCGCTGAAGGTGGTGGCCGCCGATACGGATACCGTGTCAGGCAAGAAGTCCGGCCGCATCCTCGTCGATGAGCACTGGCTCTTCGGCAAGCGCGAAAATGCCGGGGCCATGTTTATGGAGGCGCTGGGTGGTCAGGTATCTCGCGACGAAGGCTGGGTCATCTTCCTGACCACGCAAAGTGATGAGTCGCCTGCGGGCGTCTACCTGGAAAAGCTGAATTATTTCCGGAATGTGCGGGACGGCGTGATTCACGATCCGAAGTCGCTGGGGGTTCTGTATGAGTTCCCGGCTGCAATGATCAAGAGCAAGGCCTATCTGGACCCGGCCAATTTCTACATCACGAACCCGAATATCGGACGCTCGGTCAATGCCGAGTGGTTGCTGGACCAGTTGAACAAGGTCAAGGGCAAGCTGGACGGGACGCTGCAGAAGTTCCTTGCAAAGCACCTGAACGTAGAGATTGGCCTGTCCTTGCGGTCGGATCGCTGGACCGGTGCAGACCAGTGGGAGACCCAGGCAAAGCGTCCTGGGCTGACCCTGACTGACCTGCTGCAAGAGTGCGAGGTGATCGACGTAGGCGTCGACGGTGGCGGTAATGACGACTGGCTCGGCCTCGCGGCGGCTGGGCGCCACAAGGAAACCAGAGAGTGGTTACTTTGGACGCATGCTTGGGTCAATCCGCCGGCTCTTGAGCTGCGGAAGTCCGAGGTGCCGGCCTGGCGGGACTATGCGGCGTCTGGCGAACTGACGATTTGCGACGAAGTCGGTCCAGATGTGGTCGAGATGGCAGAAATGGTCGCATCCATTGAGCAAGCGGGCCTTCTGGATAAGGTGGGCGTCGATCCTGGCGGCATGGGCGGGATTCTGGATGCGCTGATCGAGGCCGGCGTCCCGCAAGACAAGATCGTAGGTATCTCGCAGGGCTGGAAGCTTGGCGGTGCCATCAAGACCACGGAGCGGAAGCTGGCCGAGGGCGTGCTGGTGCACGGCGGCCAGAAGATGATGAATTACTGCGTCAGCAATGCCAAGGTGGAGCCGAAGGGGAATGCCATTCTGATCACCAAGCAGGCCTCTGGTACCGCGAAGATCGATCCTCTGATGGCCACTTTCAACGCAATTTCTCTGTTGTCGCTGAATCCAGCGCCAGCAATCAACACAATCTACGAGCGGCACGGCATTCGCTACGTGTAAGGAATCCATGGATCTGTTCAAATTTTTTCGCTCGGCGAGTTCGAGCGGGGGAGTAGTGCGCCCACGCGCCGAAGATCCATCGGGTGGCCTGGTATTCAATGGGCTGAATGATCCTGCATTTTTGGAGTATGTGAGGGGTGCGCAGTCCACTGGTGGCCCTGGTGCATTGAAGGCGTTACGCAATATGGCGGTTCTCCGCTGCGTCACCCTGATCTCGGAAGCCATCGGCATGCTGCCGTTCAATTTGATGTACAGCGATCCCGGGAAGGGCAATGCGACGGACCACCCGGCCTTCCGCCTCCTCAAATATCGACCGAACAGCTGGCAGACGCCGCTGGAATTCAAGCGGTTGATGGAGTTTCACTTGATGTTCAAGGGCAATGCCTATGCCCGCGTCATCAAGTCCGGTTCGCGTCCTGTCGCCTTGATCCCGATGCATCCGGATCGGGTGGAGCCGCAGTTGTCGGACGCCTGGGAAATGACCTATATCTTCACGCGGCGCGATGGGCAGCGCGTCGTTCTTCCGGCCAGTGAGGTCTTCCACCTTCGCGACCTGAGCGAGGACGGAATTAAAGGGCAATCCCGAGTCCGCCTGGCTGGTGGCGCAATCGATCTGGCCTTGAAAGCAGAGGAAGCCGCGTCCCGCACCTTCGAATCTGGCGTCATGGCAGGCGGCGCTTTGGAATTCCCGCATGAGTTGTCGGACCGGGCTTATACCCGCCTCAAGGATTCCATGCGCGAGGAGCATAGCGGCGCCGAAAACTCCGGGAAATTCATGATCCTGGAAGGCGGCGGCAAGGCCGGCAAGTTCTCCGACACGGCATCTGCGGCCCAGCATGTCGAGAACCGAGGCATGCAGATCGAAGAGGTTGCCCGTGCTTTCGGTGTGCCGCGCCCGCTGATGATGATGGATGACACTGCCTGGGGTAGCGGCATCGAGCAGCTCGCCATCTTCTTCGTGCAATACGCGCTGGCTTTCCGGTTCACGAATTGGGAGCAGTCGGCCGCCCGCGTTCTGTTATCTGAGTCCGAACTCGACCAACTGCAGTTCAAATTCAATGCCCGCGCCTTGCTGCGCGGCACGCTGGAAGCTCAGGCGAATTTCTTTACCAAGGCATTGGGAGCTGGTGGGCAGGCCCCCTTTATGACGCAAAACGAGGTGCGAAAGCTCAGTGATCTGCCCGAGTCGGACGAGCCGCAAGCCAATTCCCTGAAGAACCAAATGTCAAAGGCACCCAACAATGAGCCACCTAAAGCTCCCTGAAATCAAGGCCGACCACCGCCTGAGCGGTGAATTCGAGATGCCGGCGGATGCTCTGGAGCGCTGGAATCCCGAGATCCGCGCCGCCAAGGACGATGTCGACACGTCGATTTCCATCTATGGCGCCATCGGTGACACCTGGGACGGCAACGGCGTGACCGCCCGCCGTATCTCGGCAGCGCTGCGCGCCATCGGCGAGCGCGATGTTACGGTCAATGTGAATTCGCCGGGCGGTGACTTCTTCGAGGGCGTGGCGATTTACAACCTGCTGCGCGAGCACAAGGCGAAGGTGACAGTCAATGTGCTGGGCCTAGCCGCCTCCGCCGGCTCCATCATCGCCATGGCGGGTGACGAGATCCGGATGGGTGAGGGGACTCACCTGATGATCCACAACGCCTGGGCTGTCGTCGTCGGCAATCGTCATGACCTAGCCGATTCGGCCGAAGTCATGGCGACGTTTGACGCTTCCATGGCAAGCCTGTACGCCGCCCGGACCGGTCTTTCGTCGGAGACGGTGGCCGACATGATGGACAAGGAAACCTGGTTGACGCCGGCAGACGCGATCTGGGACGGGTTTGCCACCGGCATGCTCTCGGCTGCCGACATCAAGTCCGATCCGAAGGCCAATAGCCAGCAGCGCGCTAAGGCGCTCATCGATGTGGCCATGGCGAAGGCTGGCCATTCCCGCTCCGTTCGCAAGGACGTTTTCAAGAACCTGTTTTCCGGCACGCCTGGCGCTGCCGACCCACCGGCCACGCCCAGCGCTGGCACCAATGAAATGGCAGCGCTGCTGCAATCCACCATCAACACATTGAAAGGTCAATGATGCAACAATCGAACATCATCACCCGTCGTCGCGGCATCATGGGCGTGCGCGCTGACACCGGCTCCCTGCCGCCCGAGCTGCGCCAGTCCGTGGAGGCCATGAACAAGGCTTTCTCGGACTTCAAGGCCGAGCACACCAAGCAGCTGGACGACATCCGCAAGGGCCTGCCGTCGGCTGACCAGACCGCTAAGGTCGAGGCGATCAGCGCCAGCATGGACAAGCTGCAGAAGGAGATCGCAGAAGCCCATACCAAGATCGCCGCCTCCCAGATGAACGGGGGCGAAAAGAAGCTGCGCGACGCAGAATATACCGGCGCCTTCCAGGCCCACATGCGCTCCGGTGACGTTCAGGCCGCGCTGAGCAAGGGTTCGGCTGAAGACGGCGGCTACACCACGCCCATCGAATGGGATCGCACGATCATCGACAAGCTGGTCCTGATTTCGCCGATGCGTGGACTCGCTTCGGTCATGAGCACGTCCAAGGCTGGCTTCAGCAAGCTGTTCAACATGCATGGCACGGGCAGCGGCTGGGTTGGGGAGACTGCCGCCCGCCCGGAGACCAACAGCCCGAAATTCAAGTCGCTGACCTTCTCGCACGGCGAAATCTATGCCAATCCGTCGGCCACCCAGCAGCTGCTGGACGACTCCGAGATCGATATCGAAAAATGGCTGGCGGGCGAAGTCGAGACCGAGTTCGCCAAGCAAGAAGGCGCGGCCTTCGTCTCGGGCGACGGCACCAACAAGCCCAATGGCGTACTGACCTACGTGACCGGTGGCACCAACGCCGCCTTGCACCCGCTGGGCGCTATCGCCCTGGTCAACAGCGGTTCGGCCGCCGCGCTGACTTCGGACGGCATCATCGACCTGATCTACAGCCTGCCCTCGGCATTCGCTGGCAATGCCAGCTTCATCATGAATCGCAATACCCAGGGCGCCATCCGCAAGCTGAAGGATGGTCAGGGTAACTACCTGTGGCAGCCGTCCTACATTGCCGGCCAGCCGGCGACCTTGAGTGGTTACCCGCTGGTCGAGGTGCCGGATATGCCGAACATCGCCGCCAATGCCGTGCCGATCCTGTTCGGTGACTTCAAGCAGGGTTACCAGATCATCGACCGCATCGGCATCCGCGTGCTGCGCGATCCCTACACCAACAAGCCCTACGTGCAGTTCTACACCACCAAGCGTGTGGGCGGTGGCCTGCTCAATCCGGAGCCGCTGAAGGGTCTGAAGGTCTCGGCCTAATCAGCGCTGGGTTAATCCGGGATGGAGGGCGCGGGTCGCGCTCTTCCTCTTTTACAGGAGAAATGTATGAACATGCGAGTTTTTGCGAAGGCGTTCGAAGGCGTGCGCGATGGGGAAATCTATCCGACGCAGTTCGCAAAGGGAGATGAATGCCCGCCCGAACTGGAGGCCGGCGCACTTGCCCTCGGCGCGCTGGAGCGTTCCATCGACGAAATGACCATTCCGCAACTGAAAGTGGCCCTCGATGAGCTGAAGGCCCCCTACGCCCAGAACGCCAAGAAGGAAGATCTGGTCGAGCTGCTGAAGGCAGCCGAGCAATCGAAGGTAGTCGAGGCGACCTGATGAGCCTGGTCAGCAAGGACATTGCCCTCCAGCATTGCAAGGCTGACTCTGGTGAGGAAGATGAGCTGATGGATATCTACCTGGCTGCAGCAGAGCAGGCGGCTGCGGACTATCTCAATCGGCAGATCTTTGCGGATCAGGCCGCGCTTGATGCTGCGGTGGCGGCGGGTACCGGTGGTGTTGAGCCCATTGTGGTGGATGCCGCCATCAAGGCCGCGATCTTGCTGACCTGCGGCCATCTGTACGCCAATCGAGAGGATGTGGTGATCGGCGCCACAGCCGTCGCCCTTCCGAACGGCGCCCAGGCCCTGCTGCGGCCGAAACGCAACAACATGGGGCCGTAGCATGCGCGCCGGAAAGCTGAATCAACGCATCACCATCCAGTCGCGCTCTGCTGCCAATGACAGCGTCGGCCAGCGGGTTCTCGTGTGGAGCGAATTCGCCAGGATCTGGTCGGATGTGCGCCTGCAGAATGGCAAGGGAGTTGTCACGGCAGGGCGGGAGGCTGGGGTGATCGCTGGAAGCATGCGTATTCGGCCCCGTTCCGACCTTTCCTCGGATATGCGCATCCTCTGGGGTGGTCAGATTTTTGACATCAAGGCCATTGTCCCTTTCCCGGATGGCATGCGGGACTGCATGGACCTGGTCGTCGAATCGGGAGCAAACAATGGCTGATTTCTCAGGAATGGCAGAACTGGAGGCGGCTATCGCAGCCAAGATCCGCCAGGCGCAGGCCGTGCTACCGGAGGTGGTCAAGGCTGGTGCCGCGCCTATCTTTCAAGAAATCGACAAGCGCATGCCCCGGGATACAGGGGCGACCGAGCACGCGCTGGAGACCATCGTCTCGGTCTCCGGTCAGGCTGCAACGGCAACGGTGCAAGTGCGGGATTCCGCCTTCGGCGAGGTCAATGAGGCCGCCGTCTTCCTGGAGTTCGGCACCAGCAAGATGCCGGCAGAACCCTCGTTTCGCCCTGGGTTCAGTGCCAGCAAGGATGCTGCTGTGCAGGCAGCATCCGCCACATTGAAGGCAGCGCTGGAAAAATGACCCTCGAAGAAACCATTGTCGCCGCTATCCAGAGCGTTCCAGCCCTGGCTGCGCAGCCGATCCGCCCGAATGCGGCCGATGATGCAGATCGGGCGCCTTATGTCATCTACCGCCAGGTAGGTGGCCGTCGGGAGCAGGTTCTTCGCGGAGATTGTGGCCTTGCCAATCCCCGGGTGCAAATTGACGTGTATGCGGAGACTGCTTTGCAGGCAGCCTCCCTTAAAAAGGCTATTCGCGTTGCGATTCTGGACACACCGGCGCTCAGCGCAACCCTGATTGATGAGGGCAGCGGTGAAGACCCTGCCTCAAAGCTTCAACGACAACGCCAGGACTTCTCGTTCTGGTTCAAAGATCCAAATTGAAAGGAAAGCCATGAATTTGAGCCGTGATTCCCTGCTGGAAATGTTCAAAGCGAAGACCATCACTGTCGATATCGGGCCGGGCCAATCGGTCATCCTGCGCGAATTGACAGTGCGTCAGATCGAGGAAGCCCGTGCGGAGCAGAAGGCGGCTGAAGCGGACAAGCAGGTGCCTGCAGCGCCGTTCGGTGTGCGCCTGCTGTCCTGGTCCCTGGCCGACGCGGAAGGCAATCGCTTGCTGGAATCGGGGGATATCGAGCAGTTGCAGCAGAGTGGTAACCAACACATCGAAAACCTGGTCGGCAAGGTGCTGGAACTGAATGGTTTCCTGAAGGTGCCGGAAAAAAACTCCGAAGCGACGAAGAGCGTCGCTTCCAATGCCGACTAGCACTCGCCCTCGGCATGTCGCTCGGCCAGGTGGCGGCGATGCCCTCCAGTGAATACGAAACCTGGCGCGAGTTCTATGAAATCGAGCCGTGGGGGCTGGCGGTCCAAGACAGCTTGATCGCCGGTCTGGCCACTTTGCTTGCGAACGTGCATCGCGATCCCAAGACGCGACCGAAGCCGTTCCAGCTCCAAGAGTTCCGGCTGTTCAACGAGCCCGCTCCGGAGGGGGACGGCATTGTGGCCACTCCGGAGGGACTGCTGGCGTCTCCCGAGCAGCATTCGGACATGGTGTTGGCACTCTTCGCGGGCATGAACATCATTCGCGCTTAGTTCTATCTGTTTTTGTCAATCGGGCTACCTGTTGCGGTGGCCCTTTTCTTTTTAGGAGTCCTCATGACGTCCACCGCAATTTCCGCTCAAGGTACCAAGCTGGAAACCGAAACCGGCTCTGGCGCAGCCAAAAACATCACCGGCATCCAGCCCGGCTTCCCCACCATCATCACCATCGCCGCTCACGGCTTCAACGGCGGTGATGTGTTGGCCCTGGCCGGTATCACCGGCAGCATTGCCGCGAAACTTAATGGCCTGTCCTTCCCAGCCACGAACAAGACCACCAACACCTTCGCTGTCCAGGTCGATACCACCGGCCTTGCCTACACCAATGGCGGCACCGCGACCCCTTCGGCCTACACCGAGGTCATCAATGTCAAGTCGTTCAACGGCTTCGACGGCGCCGCCAGCGAAAGCGACGTCACGAACCTGCGTAGCGCGGCCAAGGAAATCATGATCGGTCTGCAAGACTTCGGGAAATTGAGTCTGAACATCAACCCCGATTTCGCCGATCCGGGGCAGGGCGCAATGCGGGCAGCACGTGCCGCCAGCCTCAAGCGTTGGTTCAAGTTGACCCTGTCGAATGGATTCGTTGTCGCCTTCCAGGCATTCGTGAAGTCGATGCCCTGGCAAGGCGGGGTGGACGCTCCCGTCGAAGGGACCTGCGAGCTGCGCATCTCCGGCGATGTGACCATCACCGCCCCGTAATAAACCAGGCCCGCCGTGGGCGGGCCGCACTTTTATAGGAATCGTGATGAGCGGATCGCTTGGAAATTTGCAGATCAATGTATCTGCAAACATTGCTGGACTGACCTCCAATATGGATCAGGCCGCACGGGTTTCCAAGGCATCCATGGTGGCGTCGGCGGCATCGGTCAACGATTTCCGGACCAGCGTCCAGCAGGCTGCAAACGATTCGCAGCGCGCTACGCAGAGCATCGCCTCCAATATGGAGGCGGCCAATGACGCCATCATTTCAAACTCGCAGAAGTCGGCGGCGGCGATCCAGAACGTCGCTGATACCGCGAACAAGGCCGATTTTCAGCCGATGAGCGACCGCTTGGCAGAGGCAGTCGGGCGCGGCATCGGCGCCGGCATTGTTGCGGCCGAGAAGGGCTGGGACACCTTCGTCGAGTATTCCAAGACGAAGGCCGTGATTGTCGGCCTGGCCGTGAGCGCGGCCTTTGCCGCAGTGGGCCTTGGCGCGATCTATACAGCGTACAAGGTGATTTCCGGCTCACTCGGCTTCATTACCGGCCTGCTGACTGGCGACAGCTACAAGAGCGACAACATCGACGCCCTGATCAATGCGAACAATCAGATCAAGGAAATCCAGAAATCTCTTGTGCTCACCGCGCAGGAAGCTGCGGCCACGAATGCGGCGCTGGCTGCGCTCGGTGTGGACAAGTCCGCTTACATCAGCACTTTCCAGGCTGCGGCCGATGCGGTCCACGAGAACACGGACGAACTTGATCGGCTGGGCGTGGCGTACAAGGATGCGCAAGGCAAGCTGCTGCCATTGTCGGACGTCATCAAGAACGCGAATGATGTCCTGGCCAGCTATACCGAAGGCTGGGATAGGAACAAGGCGGCCACCGCAATTGGCCTGGGTAGTGCGGCTGATGTGGCGGCAGCCGCGACCGTGACAGCGGAGAAAATCGAGGAGGCACGCAATCGCCTGAACGATTACAACCTCGGCATCGGCGAAGAGTCGCAGGCGGCGGTGAAGGCCTATGAAGACGCCATGCGGGCCTTCAACCGGGAAACCGAGTTGACCTCGCAGGGCTTCAAGCGGGCGGTGGCTGACAACATTATGCCGCTGTTGACCGATCTGGCCGACTTCTTCAAGGAAGGATTTCCGACGGCTGTCAATGCGTTCCGCTACTCCATTGCGACCGTCACGACCCTCTTCTATGGCCTGAAAGAGGCCATTTACATCGTCGCCGAGTCGATTCTTGGCAGCATCGATGCCATCGCGAAGGGTGTGACGGGCCTGGCGGTGGCCGCTGCCAAAGCCCTGACCGGTGACTTCTCCGGCGCGCAAGAGGCAATGGTCTCTGGCTGGAACGAAGCCAAGGACCGAATGGCGCAGATCGGCGCCAACATCGTCGCGCAGCATCAGCACAATGCAGCGGCGGTGCGCCAGGCCTGGGCGATGGACGACCGTGCCGCACCCGCAGCGGCTGCCGCCAAGGGGAAAAGCTGGGTTCCTCGTCCGGATGAGCCGGATACGACCGAGACGCGCGCCGCTGTTGATCCTTTCAGCCGGGACATGATGAATCTGGACCGGACCAAGGCCAGTCTTGATTATGTGATTGCGAATTTCGACAAGTTCTCCGGAAAGGTCAAGGAATCGAAGGCCGCAATGGCGGAATTCGATGTGACCTTGGGGAAATACTCGGACACTCAGCGCCGGCTAGAGGGCTTCGAGCCTCTGACGGCCGCGCAGAAGGCCCAGTACGTCGAAAAGAGCAAGCTGATTGACGAGGCCGTGCAGAAGGAGCGCCAACTGCAGACGCTTCGTCAGTTCGACAAGTCAGCTGACGAGTTGGTCTTCCGGGAAAAGCAGAGCCTCGATGCCCGCCGGCAGGACATTGATCTGATGGGGCGCAGTCAGGTGGAAATCGCCAAGTTGACGGAGGCGCGGAGGATCGACGCCGAAGTGCAGGCGCTCATCTACAAGACGCAGCTAGACCTCGGCAAGGAGGGATTGACGATCACACAGCAGCAGATCGATTCAATTAACCAACGTGCCGAGGCGGCAAAGGCGGCGAGCCTAGCGCTCATCGATAAGCAAGATCAGAAGGCTCGTGATCCCTGGTTCAACGCCACCGAATCTATCCGCAAGTATGGTGAAGAGGTCGCCAACGTCGGCGCGCAGATCGGTAGTGCGATGACGAACGCGGCGAAGAGCATGGAGGATGCCTTCGTCAAATTCGCTACCACCGGCAAGTTTTCCTTCTCCAGTCTGGCCAATTCCGTCATTGCGGACATCCTGAGAATGCAGGCCCGGGCAGCGGTTTCCGGAATCATGGGCTATGTCGCCAATATTGCCGGTGCTTACTTCGGCGGAGCCGACGCAGCTGCTGCAGCCCCTGGCGCCAGTGATATTCAGGGTGGCGTCACTCAGTTTGCGGCCGAGGGCGGGTACATCAGCGGCCCTGGTACTGGGACTTCGGACGATATCCCTGCGCGGCTGTCAAACGGGGAATTCGTCATCAATGCCGCCGCAACAGCGCGCAACCGCTCGCTGCTTGAGGCAATTAATTCCGGGCGCCGTGCCAATGGCGAGCTGCGTTTCGCTGCTGGCGGGTACGTGGGCGCCAACTCCGTCGCGCCATCGACGGCAGGCGGCGCTCCGAATGTGCAGCTCATCAACCAGTCGGGCACTCAACTGGATGCGTCCGCTCAGATGGACGGGAATGGCGATCTGGTGGTTCTGCTGACAAGAGCGGTCACCCAGTCTATCGCCGGGGACGTCGCGAGCGGGCAGGGCGCAATTACCAAGTCACTCAAGAGCCGTTACAACTTGAAGCCAGCGACAGCATGACGACCTCATTCCCTGAATACGCCAAGATCCAGACAGATTCCTTCCAGGAGGCCCCTAGTGCGGTGATGCGACGCACGCAGATGGATCGCGGCGTCCCAAAACAGACGCGGTTTCAAACTGACGTCTTGGTGACTGTCTCATTCACAGCGCTGTTCCTCACGCTTGCAGACCAGCAGGCGTTTGACGACTGGTATTACACGGATGCGGGAATGGGTACGGTGTGGTTTGACTGGCTTGACCCGCGTGCCAACGTCACCCGCAGCGTTCGGGTAGTCGGGAATTCATTGGGACCGCTCAAGCAGCTACAGCCACTAGCCGTCGGCCTCGGAAGCCGCTCCATCCAGCTGGAATATCTGAAAAGACTATGACTTCCACGGCATTTACCAAGGGGCGGCAGCGCGTAGATGATCTGGATGGGGTTCTTCAGTTTCTTGAGATTAGTCATCCGAGCTTCAGTGCACCGGTCTACATCGTCAGCGATACCCGCGACTGGGTCAGCAACGGTCAGACGTACACCGGATTTCCGTTCCGCTTTGCCTTGCCAACTGATTCCAGCGAAGAGGCGCCCCAGGCACGGATCGAGATCGATAACACTGGCCGAGACCTCATGGGGGAGCTAGAAAGGCTTCCATCTGGCGCTGCGCTGAATGCGGTCGTCAAGATCGCCAGCAGGGCGACCCCGGACATCATCGAATGGAGCTGGTCAGTTCCCATTGTTTCGATCTCGGCCGACGCTGCAGTCATCAGCGGCACGCTCTCGCAGGACTGGCTCCTACGGCAGCAGGCAGTGCGGCTGCGCCATGATCCGAAGACATCGCCAGGAATCTTCTGATGAACATTTCCCGCGTATTGGACCGCTATATCGGGCGTCGGTACGACCCTGCGGCGTTCGATTGTGCGGACCTGGCCGTCCTGCTGCAGCGCGACCTGTTTGACAAGCAGATTGCCATGCCGGCCGACCGGGCCAGGCGGCTTGCTCCTGCCGCCGCAATCGAGCGCTATCGGGCAGAACTGGGGCGACCCATTGAGCGTGACGAGATCCGGGACGGCGATGTGGTGTTGATCCGTTCGGATTTCATTCATATCGGCACGTTGTTTCATGTCAATGGCGCTTGGCGCGTATTGCACAACAGCCGCTCGTTGGGAGGGGTGTGGCTACACCGCCTCAGCGATCTGCCGGTGCTGAATTTGTTTATTGAGGGCTATTACCGATGGAATTGATTGATCGCGATGGCCACGTGATTTCGAGTCTTCCTGATCGAGTGCAGACGCCTGCACGCAGCACCGATGTCGTTGTGACGCCACATCCGATCACGTTACAAGGGCAGCGCATCGAGGCGGCAGCGCTACTGCATGCGGAGACCCTTTCCAGCTTTCTTGCCCGAGTCGCGCCCGAGGTGCTGGATGGTGACTGGGTGGTGTCGCTGGATGGGGCTGACGTTCCGGTACAGCTATGGCGCCTGACTCGGCCCAAGCCTGGCGTGCTGGTGGGATGCCGGCGCCGGCCTCGGGGTGACGTGGTCAAACTCGCCGCCATCGTGGCTATTGCCTATTTCACGCTAGGAGCGGGCGGCCTTGGTGCAGGCGGACTGTTCGCGGCGGGCGGCGCCATCGGCGGTGGCTTCCTGGCAGCTGCCGGTGCCTTTGTAGCTGGGACAATGCTGGTCAACAGCTTGCTCGGTCCGAAGCAAGCCAGTTTGGATGCGCTGCAGAGTACCCCTACCAGCACGACCTATAGCCTGTCCGGTGGCAACAACCAGAGCCGCCCCTATGAGCCGCTGGGCTTGCTGTTTGGTGAGGTCCGGATTTCCCCGGACTTCTCTTCACGTCCATTCACCTGGTACGAAGGCCAGGATCAGTATCTCTACGAGATCCTGCACGGCGGGATCAATTGCTATTTCGTGCGGGATATTCGGATTGGCAAGACGCCCCTGGAAGGCTATTCCGACTGGTCGACGCAGGCAGATGGCTTTGCCGGGATGACGCAGCAACCGTTGCTCGCCTGGTCGAACGTCGATACGACGGCCGGCGCGCAGCTTCCTGGCGGCCCTGACCTTGGGAATTGGTACGACTACACGCCTGGCCCTTGGGTGACGCGCACGACGTCCACTGGTACCCGTGTGGTCCAAGTGGACTTCGAATTTCAGCTGTTCTATGTTGGTGACAAGGGTGACTATGCGACCCGGCATTGCGACATCGAGGGGCAAATCCGCTTGCTTCCAGACGGGGATTGGGTATCGCTGGCGCCACACCGTTACACCGGTTCGAAGCCTGAGTCGGCGCGGGTGACCACCAGCTATGAGGTTGATGAGGGGCAGTACGAAGTCCGTTTCCGTAAATGCACTGCGGACAAATCAGATACCCGGGAGGTCAACAAATTCAGCTGGAGTGCGCTCAAGTCTGTGCAGGCCGATGGCGGCTACTACGCCGGAATCGGGCGCCTCGGGCTGAAGATCAAGGCGACCGGCCAGCTCAATGGCCAGTTGGACACGGTGAATTGGTTGGGCAGCAGCAATCCAGTGAACCTGTGGAACGGAAGCAGCTGGGTCGTGGCCAACGTTCGTGCGCAGGGTCTGTGTAACCCCGGGGCGCAGATGCTTGCGTATATGCGCGGCATCTATGACCCCGATGGGCGGTTGCAGGCCGGCATGGGCCTCTCGGACGATATGATCGATATCGAATCCCTGCAGGGCTTCATGGTCCGCTGCACGCAGATGGGATTTACGTTTGACTGGTATGCCGATCAGACGGTCTCGCACGGCGATGTGCTGAACAACATGGCGGCGGCCGGCATGGGTAGTTTGGCGTGGCCGCGTGGTCGCCTGGGTGTGGTCTGGTACCAGGAGGATGAACCTGTCAGCGGCGTGGTGAACATGGCCACGATCAAGGCGGGCAGTTTCCGAGTGGATTATCTGACCCTGGATACTGCTGACGGCCTCGAATACCAGTTTTTTGACCGCAACCAGGACTTTGTCTGGGACACCATCCGTGTCACTGCGCCCAATGTCGAAACGCCGCTGAACCCGGCCAAGGTCAGTTCGGTCGGCGTGACCGAGGCGGCGCACGCGGCCATGTTGGCGCGCTTTCATGTCGCCCAGAGCGAGTTTCAGCGCAAGTCGATCACCTTCGAGACCGATCTGGAGCACCTGACGTACCAGCGCGGCGCGGTCCTGCTCCTGAGTCACGATGTGACGCAGTGGGGCTATGGCGGGCGGTTGGCCGGCGCCTCGCTAGTGGGTGGAACCGGTGGCACTGTCCACCTGATCCTCGATGACATCGTTCCGGCCGGATCGGGCGGCTATGTCGGCTTGCGCTTCCTGGGTGACCGTGGCTTGACGGTCTTTCCGGTGCAGCCACTCGCGGAGCCGTCCAGGGAGCTGGTTTTGGCAGCGCCATGGCCGGTGGGGGTCCCATTGCCTGGGCAGGATGGCAACCAGGTCCACGACACCCTCTGGATGTACGACATCAAGGAAACGCCTGGCTATCGGGTTCGCGTCACGAGCGTGCAGCCTGATAGCGACCTGACCGGTGCGACCGTGACCTGTGTGCCGGAGACAGATGAGTTTTGGGAGTATGTCCTGACGGGGACATATGAGCCTCCCTCCAATCAGTCGAGTCTTTCAGCGCTGCCGGCGGTGGTGCGGGTCGAGGTATCGGAGCAGCTGGTCCGACAAGGCAACACCTTTGCAGTCCTGCTTGCCCTGGTGATGGACTACACAGGTAGCGTCGATCATGTCGAGATCTGGGGAACCCTGGATGAGAACCCGGCGCAGTACCTGGGTAGAACCGCAACCAGGCGCTTCGAATTCTCAGCTGGTCTCAGCGGGGTATGGACTTTCGATGTGCGGCCTTATGACGGGCTGGGGCGACTCGGCACAGCGTTCAAGATCAGCTATTCGGTTGCCGGTCTGAGTGCGCCTCCGGCGACAGTGCCATGGTTCCACATCGACGGCAACCGACTGGATTGGGGGCTGGTGGCAGACGTTGACCTGGCTGGCTACCTGATTCGGTACCACTACGGGGATAACCCTTCGTGGGGCGACGCACATCCGTTGCACGATGGCGTCGTGACCGAAATGCCATACGTCCCGCAGTCCCTTCCGCAAGGCCCAATCACCTTGATGATCCGGGCCTTGGATACCTCTGGCAATCAATCGGTAGCGTCCGCTGTCATCCGGACGCAATTCGGCGACGTGCTGGTGGCCAATGTGGTCGAGACCCACGACTTCCAGGCGCTGGGGTTTCCTGGCGCGATCACGGGAGGGTCTGTATCTGGGGGCGAGATCCGGTCCGATAGCACGTCACTGTTTTACGGTGACGACAATGCCAACTTCTACAGCCATTACGACAGCACGGTGTTTTACACCAGCGACTATGCGGCGCTGACCTATGTAACGACGCTGTTCGGGCCGTCGCTCCTGGCCACCGGTAGCAAATTGACACTGGAACTCGATTTCGATGGAAGCCAGCGATTCATTGAGTACCGGGTGGTGGGCGCAGACCCTATGTATGGCGGCTTGGATTCGGAGGCGTTTTATCGGGCCGATGACACGCTGTTCTATTCCAACGATGGCGATTTTGTGCCTTGGCCCGGGCAGGTAACTGCGCAGCCGGCGCTGTATCAGTTCCGCTTCCAGGCTGGTCTCGGTGATGTCCAAGGGCGGATCGGAACTTGCCGCCTTGTGATCGATGTACCTGACGTCGTCGAGCGGTTCAACGATGTCGCGGTGCCGATGGGCGGGATGCGCCTGACGATTACGAAAGACTGGAACCAGATCATGAATATCCAACTGACCTTGCAGAGTGATGGTGGCAGCGCGGTGCAAGCGAAGTGGATTGATAAGGATGCGGTCTTGGGGCCGCTGATTATTTGCACTGACAGTGCTGGGGCCTCGGTCGCCGGCAATGTTGATGCGGTGTTGCAGGGAAAATGAAAGGGTAGTAATGCAAATTTCTGACGCTCTCAAGAAGATCCTGAACGGGGAATCCGTCCCGACAACCGGTCAGTTCCGGACGGCGCTCGGGCAGCTGTATGACTTCCTCACCGGAATCGTGGGTACGGATACCACCGATCCGGCCACGCTGCAGTCGCTGCTGGGCCAGGTCGCGCATCACGGTCAATGCCAGCTTGTGAAATCAGGTGCCAATTTGGTGCTCAAGCCGCTCAACGGCAACAAGCTCATGGTCGGCGGGAAGATGCGGACGATCCCGGCAGCTGGCGTTTCGATGACCGCTGACGGCCTAACACCGGGTGCCCGGTATTACATCTATGTCTACATGGATGGGGATACGATGACCTTGCGGCCCTCAACCACGGGCCACATCACCTATGCCGACAGTGGTGTGGAAGTAAAATCCGATGCCGGATCAAATACGTTAGTGGGCCAGGTCCGTATCGTCGCCGGGCCGGCATTCCAAGACACCCCAGCTCAGCGTTTCGTGCGCTCCTGGTTCAACGATCCCGGCATCTCCTGTCTGAATTGGTTCACAGCGACGCGGTCCACTGCCAGCCCCAGCTATGTCGAGCTGAGTTCAGAAATCCGGATCGAGTTTCTGACATGGCTTGGCGAAATCATCCATTTCGGCGGGGCGGGCGGGTCTTCCCAGACCAATTCGGGGGTGGTAAATGCTACTGCCGTCAGTATCGATGGGGTGCAGCCTGAACTGGGCTCGTGGAGCGGTGCTTATATGCCGATTAACAATTTCGGCGTTCCGTTCTCAACCAGCTTCTTCAAGGCCGGTCTGACCGAAGGCTACCACTATGCAACGTTGGTGGCGCGAGTAGTAGGAAGCGGTACTGGAAACTGGAGCGGTGGTACGCCCACCTCCTCCAATCCCGAGGTGTGCACCTTGGCGGCAGCCATCCCGGGCTAGGCGCCGCAATTCAGATAGTCGGAGAACATATGAAGAAGATCGGTGAAACATTTGTCAGCGAGCTTTTAGCCGCGGGCTTGCTGGGCCTTCCCTTTGCATGGGGTGAGGATGGCGCATTTCAGTTTGATGAGCGCATGACGCCTGAACAGATCGACCAGGTCGAGGCGGTGTATGCCGCGCATGACCCGACAAAGAAACTGCCCGCTGATCCGATGTAGAGCAGCGCGCAGTTCCAAATTTTGACCACACCAGCCCGCACATGCGGGCTTTTTCATTTTTGGGGGCTCAATGCCGGAACCAACAACCAGCGCGGCGACGGGGTACGCCGTGGCTGTAGGCACGGTCACGCTGACCGGATCTTTTCTCGGGCTGCAGTATGACCTGCTGCTGGCCGGGATCTTCGGGGGGGGCGTGGCGCTGTCCTTCACGCGGCAGACGCCGCTGCTGCGCATGGCCATCACGCTGATCACCAGCGCGCTGGTGGGTGCGTATGTCACGCCCATCGCCGTGGCCTGGGCAGCGCAGTCATCCTATTTCGATTGGACGGCCAAGATTCCAGAACAGATGCGCTTTTTCAGCGCCTTCGCCATCGGGGTGTGTTCGCAGACGCTGGTGCCGCTGGTGCTGCGGCAGCTGCAAAGTCGATTCGGAGGGGGAAATCCACAACCAGGAGCCTCCCAATGAACAACTACCTGCTGATTATCAACCTCGTGACCGCCAGCCTGATCCTGGTGCACGCGCTGTGCGCCCTCAACAAGATGACGCCCGCAGCTGAGCATCATTTTGACCGACTGTTTTTCTCACTGGTGGTGGCCGCTGAAAGCGGCATCCTGCTCGGCCCTTTGTTCGGTTACATGCTGCGGCCTGAAATGGCCTACGTGGTGCTGAATGTGGGCTTCGCCGGCCTCTATGCCGTTCCCTGGCTGTATGTCGCCGCGCGCGACCGCATGAAAGGACGTGTTCCATGGACCTCACGATAGACCAGCTGCGCCAGATCATGCCCGCCTCGATGCGGGCATCGTCTTTTCTGGGACCGCTGAATGCAGCCATGCGCGAGTTCGGTATCGACACCGCCCAGCGCCAGGGCATGTTCCTGGCCAACGTCGGTGCGGAATCCGGGCAGCTCTCGACCCTGGTGGAGAACCTGAACTATAGCGCCGACCGGATCCGGGTGATCGGCAATGCCTCGCAGCCTGGATCACGCTGGCGCTCTCTGGTGCCGCGCGCGGCCGAGCTGGCGGGGAATCCCGAGCGCATGGGGAACGCCGTCTACTGCAACCGGATGGGCAACGGAGACGAGGCCAGCGGGGAAGGGTTCCTGTATCGCGGCCGAGGCCTGCTGCAGACCACCGGCAAGACCAACTACACCGCCCTGATGATGGCCTTGCATGTGGACTGCGTCGAGCACCCGGAGCTGCTGGCGACGCCGGAGGCAGCGGCGCGAGCGGCGGCCTATTACTGGCACGCTAACGACCTGAGCCAATATGCCGATGCCGGCGACTTTGACGGCGTGTGCGACATCATCAACATCGGCCGGAAGACGGCCGCCATTGGCGATTCGATGGACTATGCCAAGCGGCTGGCCATGTACAAGAACGCCAAGCAGGTGCTGCAATGATGGCCGTCCTCGGGATGCTGCGCATCGTCCCATCCTGGTGCTACTGGATTCTGGCCCTAGTGGTGCTGTGCCTGGGCTGCGAGATCCACGGCGCCGGCCGTGTGCAGGCGAAGTGGGATGCCGAGAAACGCAGTGCGCAAACGGTCGCCCAGGTGGTGACCGCTGGTCAGGATGTGGTGCTGCGCCAGGTGGTTACGAATTACGTCGACCGTGTGAAGACCATCACGGTCCAGGGTGAAACACGAATAAAGGAGGTGCCGATTTATGTCACGGCTGAAGATGATGCTGCTTGCAGCATCAATGCTGGTTTTGTCCGGATGTGGAACGCAGCAAACGCAGGCGCCACCATTTCCCCCGATCCCGGCGGAGCTGATGAAGCGCCCAGCGGGGTTAGCCTCTCAGACACTGCGGCCCAGCACGACCGCGAAGCAACCTACACCCACCAGCTCGAAGAGCAATTGATCAAGCTGCAGGATGCCGTCAGCGGTATCCAGGCCGTGGCCGCAACGGCAGCAAGCAAGTAA